GTCGATTGACGGCGGCTCGTTCTGACTTAGCCGGTCTGGAAATTAGTAGCAAGCGTGACAATGCCAGCGACTAGGAGCACACAATGCCGACGTTTTCGCAGCTTCCGGGCGACCTAACGGTCACATTTGTCGGCGGCACTATCGGCAGTGCCGGTGGCGATGAGGTCAACTTTCCGATTGATCTGGACGTTGACTGCACTGGCTACGCATGGACCGCTGGCATCTACGTCGTCAGCACGGCTGGATTTGCGGGCGGCGGCTCGGGACTCGTCACGACTATCGGGGCGATTGCTGCAACGCCGACAATCACGGTGACGAACGCCGCAAACGGACTGCTCACGTGGGGGCTCAATGAGACGCAGACTGGTGCCTTGAGCAGCGGCATCAAGTATCGGCATTTCCTCCGCTACCAGACGTCTGCTGGATTCACTCGCACCATCGTGAGCGGTGACGTAATCGTAAAGGCACCATGAGTGACGTAACAGTCAACGTGACGAATGCGGGTGCAGCTGGCGTCACTGTGACGAACGGCTCAACAGTTAATGCCACTGTCGGCAACGGCGGATCGGTGAGCGTCACGACTGGCACGATTTCGCCTGGCAACGCCACTGTCGTCAGCGGCACGGTGCAAGTTGGCAAGGTGACGACGTTGTCGAGCGGCAACAGCGCGACTGTCACCAACAGCGGCACGAATTACAACGCCGTGCTTGATTTTGGGTTGCCAGCTGGGCCGGCGACCAACGTAACTGTCGGCAGCACGACGACGCTGGACAGTGGAAATGCCAGCGTGACTGGGACAACCAGCGGAGGTAATCTGACGCTGTCGTTTGCAATCCCTCGAGGTGCAACTGGAACCACCGGCGCCACGCCCGCGATCACCGCCACAGCGTCCACGCTCTCGGCTGGCAGCTCTGCCACCGTCACGGCCACGCCGAGCAACGGCGGGGCCAACGTCGCCTTGGCGTTCGGGATTCCGCGAGGTGCTGACGGTAGCGGCGGTGGCGCATCGCTCTCGGACGCCACGCCATCGGCTCTCGGCACAGCCTCGGCGGGCACAAGCTCGACGGCCAGCAGGAGCGACCACGTCCACGCCGTGCCGACGATCAGCTACGCGAACCTGACCAACGTGCCCAGCACGTTCGCACCATCCACGCACACGCATTCTCTCGCGAGCCTGACTCAATCGTCCGCCACCACCGGCCAGGTCGTAGCGTGGAACGGAACGGCTTGGGCCGCGGCAACGCCGACCAGCAGCGACGACCTGGACGGCGGCGACTACGTCGGAGTCGTGGCGTCAATCTCGGTCACGCAGCAGCCTGCCGACGTCAGCATCGCCATCAACCAAGGCTCGACCGGATCGGCCTCGTTCACCGCGGCGGCCTCGGCCTCGACCGGCGTGGAGGTCGCCTACCAATGGCAGATCAATCAGGGCAGCGGATGGGCTGCAATCGACGCCGCAACGTCCGCCACGCTGTCGCTGACGGGCCTCGGCGGCGACGACAACGGCAATCTCTACCGCTGTCTGATTACTGCGTTTGGTTTGCCAGCCACCGCGAGCAACGCGGCATCGCTCTCTGTGGCGGTGATCGTGCCGTCTGCTCCGGTCATTACGATCACGGCGCAGCCGCAGGCGACCAGCATTGCAAACACCGGCAGCACGGCCTCGTTCTCGATTACTGCCAGCGTCTCCAGTGGCACGCTCAACTACCAATGGCAAAAGCGAGAGTCTGGCGCGACGACATGGGCGAGCGTCAGCGGAGCTACAAGCAGCACCCTGTCGTTGACTGGTCTTGCCTACGCAGACGACAACGGAGACGCCTACCGCTGCGTGTTGGCTGCGACAGGTGCTGCATCTCGGACATCAAGCACCGCGACTCTCACAATCACATGGGCGACCGCTCCGCAGATCACAATTATCAACGGGCCGAGCACGGTGAACTGGCCACAGCAGAGCAATTTCTGCACAGTCACCTTTGACAAAACGATCTACGGCACTGGCAGCATCGGCACTTCCTATTTGTGGCAGGCTCTCAGCGGGTCTAGCTATGTGTCAGTGACATCAGTTTTGTCTAGTAGCCAAGTGTTCGGCGGCGTAGCCAACCCGTCGCTGACGCTAACTGGCACGACCCGCGCCGTCACGGTGCGATGCACAGTCACAGCGACGAATTCTTACGGCACGACAACGGCTACGACCGCGTCCATCACAATCAACCCGCCTGCATTGGCATAAAACAATGGCATCAAAAATCAAGCCGAAACGCAGCTATACCACGGGTGCCGTCCCGACGACCAGCGACCTCGATGTCAACGAGATCGCAATTTCGTGGTCTGACAATAAGCTGTTTACTAAGAACAGTGCAGGCAACATCGTCAGCGTTACGCTCGGCGGCGGCTCCGGCCTGTCGTGGTCATCCGTGCCAGCGTCCTCAACTGCGACGGGGACGGCTGGGCAGATCGCATATGACGGGAGCTATTTCTATTTGGCATCCGCTACGAACACTTGGGTGCGCACGGCACTTTCTCCATGGTATCCAAACACACCATCTACGATTGCGGGACTGCAATTGTGGCTGGACGCTGCAGATTCTGCCACGCTGTACGACGCAACCAGCGGCGGCTCTCTTGTGGTTGCCGATGGAATTGTGAGGCGGTGGGAGGACAAATCAGGGAACGCAAGGCACGCCTCGGAAGCCACCTACGGGCCGACGCGAAAAACGTCGCAGCAAAACGGATACTCTGCGCTCTTGTTTAATGGTTCAAACACGTTTCTGACTGGGTCATCCACGCCTAGCACAGGAAACGTGCGAACGGCGTTTGCGATCACAAAAAGCGCAAACACTTCAGGTGGCAATTTCTTTCAGGTTGGTATTCGTGACTCTAGTAGCTTCAGGGCGTTTGCGCTGCGCCAATCGTACGGGTCACCAAACTCATCCATCTCGAGCGACTTGGTGGCCAATAACGTAAACGTGAACGGCGAGCAGTTGACAATCAATCAATATCACGTTTCATGCTGGCGGCAGACATCATCAACTCGCGCGGTTCGCTACTGGCACAATGGCACCGAAAAAACAGTCACTGGAACGCCCGATTCGCTTTCTGCGACTGCGGGGTTTTTTGTTGGAAAGATTCGCAACGCTAGCGACCTTGATTTTTGGAACGGATACATAGCAGAAATCATCATCTATGACGTTGAGCTTTCCGATGCAGATAGGGCAACGGTTGAGGCCTACCTAAAGACGAAATGGGCCATAGCGTGAGCGACAACGAAACCATCACAGTCGCCTTGCTCTACGCTGCCCTGGCGCTAGTTGGCCCGTTCATTTTCACGAGGCTTGCGCGGTGGGCTGAGAGTACCGACGCGCAGAGTCTGGCGAGGGAGATCGGGACGGCAGTCGAGGAGATTGCGAGATGAGCAGCACGCTCCGCAGAATTGCCGACAGCCTTGCCACTGGGCTCCAGTCAGTGACGTGGCCTATTGCGTCCACCACCGTTGAGCGAAGGAACTGGGTGAACGTAGACGTAGACGCCATGAGCGTTCCTCGAGTGTTCGTCGTGCCAGGCAGTGCTGACGTGACGCGAGTGAGTCGCACGCATATGCAAATTGATTATGGCATCACGGTTTTTGTCGGGCGTCACGTCACGACTGACGCTGAAGTCGATGGCATGCTTGACCTCGCTGACAGCATCATGCTCTACGTGCGTGCCCATTCGTTTGGCGCTGGCGTTACGTGGCCCGCAGGCGTTACCAGCCCGCAGACGGTCAGCATCGACATCAATCCTGACGACGCGCTGACGGAACGGAACGTCTGGCGAGCGGTGATAACGGCGACGTACCGCGTGTTTGAGGCGAACGTGCTTCCGACTGCATAGGAGGCTCGCGTGTCCATCGTAGATATCGACCCGTCGTTCTTCCCGGCGGAATTCCGTTGGCGCATTGGCACTCGGTTCTCGTGGGAGACTGAGGCAGTCAGGCGATTGATTGACGCAGCCAACCGGCGATCGCTTAAAAAGGCTGGGCGAATCGTTTTCAACGCCGCACGCTCGCGAAAGGTCATCAGCCAGCGCTCGCCTCGCGCAACTGAAATCCGATACAAGGTTGGCGAGCGGCACGGCTACCAGCTCTATGCGGTCATAAACAAGGTTCCGAAATCTGACATCGTCACCAGCTGGAAGACGCCACGATTCCCACAGGGATTCCTGCGTAAGAGCTTGCAATATGACTACTCAACGACGAGCAAGACCGTCGTCGTCGGGCCTGGCGACACTCGCGGCTACAAGGTCGCGTCGTTGCAAGCGTACGGCGGAACGGCGAAGTACTGGTTCCAGCCGTTCGCTCGCCCAGGCGTTGCTAGGTACAGCAGGCGGGTATACGGCAGCCTGACGAACTCGCAGCCTATGGCCGGCGGTAGGAATGGCGTGCCGCAGATTGGACTGTTCACATTCACGCGCCAGCTGCGTGGCAGGGAGTACATGGAACGAGCCACGAGGATTGCCCTTGAATCTGGCGAGCTTCCAGAGCAGTGGCGGAACTCACTGCGATACGGCGGAGGGTAGCCGCGGCATACCCGGTCTAGATTCCTGCCTGCTGCCCATACCGTGAGCGAACCAGCCGCACCGCTGGCACTCGCACACGAGGGCAACCATGCCAGTTTCGTCTCCGTCGGTCACGATCACGCTCGGCAAGGACGTGACCATCACGGGCGTGACAAACGCTCGATCTGCAACAGTCACGAACTCTGCCTCAGACGTGGACGTGACCAAGTTCGGCGACACGTCTCGCAAGTTTCGCAAGGCTCTTATTGAGCAAACGATAGAGCTTGAGTGCGTGGATGTTCCCGGCGTCAGCATTGGCGGAACATTCACGATCGCTGGCACGCAGACCGGCAACGCAACCTACGTGGTGACAAACATCGCACAGGGCCAGCCCCTCGACGGGATCATCACCTACACCGTATCCGGCAGTCGCACCGTTTCTGCCTAACACACACACAGGACTACGCACATGGCTATCGCTCTCGGCAAAGACGCGTCAACTTCGCCTCCGTTCGGCACGGGCGTCATATCCGCCACATATACCGAGGAGTGCGAGACGATTGACGTCTCCAATCGGTCCAACATCGGCGGCTCTTCCGGTGCTCCTGGCAAGAAGGTTGCAAAGGCCGGATTCACAACCAAGACGTGGGAGATCGAGTGCCACGATGCAACCGGCTTGATCACGAGCCTTGAGGCGAGCGGCAGTGGTTTCACTGTCATGAGCGTGACTGAGAACATCGGAATTGATGGCGCTGTGACGTTCAACGTGACAGCGAAGGAATTCACCTGATGGCGATCGCGCTGGGAAAGGACTGCACCGTCAGCTTTGCTGGCAGCACGATCTACAGCGCTCGCAATGTAACGCTGACAGAGTCGGCTCGCACGATCGACATCAATCCATACGGCAGTCGCTACGCAGCGGTCTACAGCACTGGCTACGAGTGTTCGGTGAGCGTGGAGTTCAATGACGGCGCCGATCTCGGGAGTGCGTTCTCGCTCATGCACACGGGCGGCACTTTTCAAGTCGCTGGCGGCCAAGGCGGGTTTTCATTCAATGCAGTCATGACGAGCATCACTGAGACAGACCCGATCGATGGCGTTGCAACATTTGTTGTTGAAGGTCGCATGACTGATCCGAGATTGACGAGGTAGCAGATGCGTGAGTTCCGTGATGACCAAGGCAGACCGTGGCAAGTGGCGTTGACAGTCGCCTCTGCGCTTCGTGTTCGCGACAACGTCACGATTGATGTTGTTGACGAGGAGACGGGTGAGCGAAAGACGGTGCCGTTTGACATGGTGGACGCTGCGAACATCTCGCAGACGTTCCAAGTTCTCCGCAGCCAGTACGCCAAGATTGGCGAAATCCTTTACGCACTGCTGACCAAGCAAGTCGAGGCGAAGGGACTGAGCAAGGAGGACTTCCTTGACGGTCTGCGTGGCGATTCCTTGGACGCTGCGACGAAAGCACTTGAGGCAGAGCTTGTCGATTTTTTCCCGCAGCGCCTCCGCAAGATGATCGGGCTTCTCGCGACGAAAATGGACGAAGTGCAAAACGAGATGCTCGGCAGAGCGGAGGCGGGACTGGAGCAAGCGACGGTGGAGAGCCTCGCAGGAGCGTCTGGGACGCCATCTGGGAAGCAGCCGGAATCCTTGGGGTCTATCCCGGCGAGTGGACATGCCGACAACTCTTCGCCGCTCGTGACAGCCGCCTAGAGCATCAGTGGTGGCATACCGCCAACCTGTTAGCCCAGGCGGCAAATATAAACAGGGACAAGCACTCGCCTCGAGTAGACCCGCGAAAACTCAACCCATACGCCAAGCAGCCAAAGCCACGGCAAGCCACGCCGGAAGACTTGGCTAGGCTGTTCGGAAAAGACTGGCAGAGACACGTATGAGCAGCTCTGGATCAATTAGAGCCGGCGGCGTGTTTGTCGAGATCGGTGCCGACCCGAGAGCGTTTTTCTCTGCGCTCAGGCGGGTTAACAAGGCTGTCGCCAACATGGGCCGCTCGCTGTCGTCAGGCGGCGGACGACTTGCAGCTGCTGGCGTTGGCATGGCTGCACCGATTGCCGCTGCCGTGAAGCAGGGTGCGGCGTTTGAATCCACGCTGCTGAATATTCGGGCGAGCACCGGCGCGACGTCCGGCGAGATCGACAAGATCAAATCGTCCTCGATGGACATGTCAAAGGCTCTCGGCGTTGGGCCGACTGAGGCTGCTCAGGGCATGCTTGAGTTGCTCAAGGCTGGCATGTCGCTGGAGAGCGTGCTGGGCGGTGCCGGAAAGTCTGCGCTGGAGTTCGCCAAGGTTGGCGAGATGGACGTTGCCCAGGCGGCGGTGG